GGTTCAGCGGGTCGGTCAGCGTAGCGAATACCGGCAACGCCGCCTTGGTAACGATGTGGATCTCGTAAAGCCCCGCCGCCGGGACCGGCCAGACGTGCAGCACGCCGGTCGGCCAGGCGGGATCGTAGAACACGGCGGCGGGGAATGTGGTCAGCGACTTGAGGCTGATCTGCGACCAGTCCTCGCGCGCCTCGATGAGGCCTAAGCCCGCGTCGAGGTAGTTCGGCGCGGTGGAGAGCAGCCGCGCATAGGCCGCCTCCAGCTTGTCCGGCCGAGCGATCGGAAAGTCCCCGGCCGGGCCAACGCTGTAGGTCGCCGCCCCGGTCGAGACGAGCGCGGTATCGACAAGGGACCAGACGAGCCACCGCTTGCGCTGCCAGCCGGCGACCATCGCCGACAGGATGACAAGCGCATCGTTGGCGTCCTCGGCCATCGGAGACTGGCCCACCCCGTTCACGCCCGCCGTCCTGAGTGCGAGCGTGATGAGGTCGCCTGCGGTGGTCAGTGCCATGGATCAGGCCGACAGCAATGCGTGCCACGCGCCCGGGAACGACATGAAATCCGCCGTTTTGCCGCCCGCGATGGCATACGCCGTGGTGCCCGCCGTGCCGTTGATCGTGTCCGCGGTGCTGGAGTTGGACGAAAACACGTTCATGCTCGTGGCCGAAGCGTTGATGACGGTGATCGCCTGGCCGCCCACTGCCGAGGGTAGGCAAACGCTGTCGCCCGCCGAGCCCACCGTCGTGACCCGGTTCATCGCTGCCGTCAGGGGCACCGCCGAAGGCTGCAAGCCTCCGGCGTGCGCTGTGATGTTGTTGAGGTAGGTGAAGCCGCCGCCGTTGGTGATGAGGCCCATGTCCTGTAGGCCGACGCCGACGCCGTACTGGGTGACTGCCATGTCAGTTCGCCCACAGTTTGCAGGCCAACTGCGGCCTCACGGTGGCATATCCATACAAAATGTCTAAACGGCACGGCAGCACGTCGTTGTTGATGTCGTACTGGCGGACAACGCGGATGCTGAGGCCGTCCTTGCTGGCGCGCGAGGCCATATCAACCCCGCCCGGCATCACCAGGTCAGCCGTCGCGAAGGTGAAAGCGTCCGGGTGGTACACGATCGACTGGCCGGTTGCCGTTGATGCGGTGGCCAGGAAGGTGACCGCGCTGTTGTCCGCGGGGGAGCCGGAGACGTTCTGGAACGCGCCGGATGTCACGATCGAGGGCGAGATCGCCATCGTGCCCGCGCCGCCCGCATAGGCCGCGGTGAGAACGAACTGCTGGAGGGTCGTGGTCGCCGCCTTGGTTTCCGGGTGGACCCTGAAGACGTTCGCGAGCGTGAAGACATCGCCTGCATTGCCTGCCCCGGTGCCGGTCTTGACGACCAGGCTCGAGCCGGTCTGCGACGCGCCGTTGATCAGGTAGCCCGCCTCCGCGCCGCGGGTGAAGCCCGGAATCAGCGTGTTCTCGGCGAACTCGAAGCCGGCCGTGTAGCCCATGACGCCGTCGGTGTATTGCGTGGCGATCTTCTGCGACGACTGGAACAGGCCCTTGAGACTGTCGACCATGTCGACGTTGTCCTGGGTGTTGATGCGCGCCATCCATTGCTTGCTGGTCGGCGCCAGGTTGTCGAGTAGCACTTTGCGGCCGACGAGAAAGTTCTTGAACACCTGCGCGGAACCCTGGCCGTTGACGAGGTTATACACGTTGTTGACCATGCTCAGTGCGTCGGCCTCGATGTTGCTCGCCAGGACGGCAATCGCAGGCTCGATGTAGCGTGCGGCGAAGTCGTCGATGTTCATCGTCAGTTCGACAGATGAAAAGCTGAAATCGACGTGCTTCTGTGTATTCACGGTCAGCGTCGTGTTGGTTTCGACCGAGTTCTGCACCGCCAGCGTCGGGCCGGAGCTGACGGTGTACTGCACCGGGTTGCGGATGCGGAGCGTGGTACCGATCTTGGCGCCGCTGTCGGCGAAGCTGCTGTCATACTGGCGGTTGATGCTGCCAATGAAATTGAGTTTGGCGTGCAGGATTACCAGCGCCTTGGCAGTAATCATATTGATATTGAGAAGGGTGTTTGTAGCGGGCATTTTCCGTTACTCCGGACAGACTACAGGAGCGCCCCTCACTGCTTGGAGGTCTTGGGGCATTGTCCGTCTGTCGCGAGAGTCAATCGGGTAGCCGCAGCGACGCGGGATAGGCACGGCGCAGGAGGTAAGCCGCCTCCAGTCGGTCAGGCGTGGTCTACAGGCCGCGCTTCTGCATCGCTTGCTTGGAATAAAAGTCCACCAGCTGCTGAGCCGTCGCAGTGGTCTCGTTGAACGGGGTTCGGGCGGTTGCGCCGGCGATCGGGCGGATCGGCGGCGGCAGCCGGTTCGCGGGCTTCGCCGCCGGTTCGCGGGTCTCCAGCGCGGCGGCGTAGCGGCCCAGCGCGATCGCCCGGGCCCGCTCGCTCTTGAGGCCGGTGATCCTCTCAAGCTCATCAGGGTCATCGGCCAGCGCGCCCGCTACCTTCGCGCCGTCCGGGGTCTCGATCAGCAGTTCGGCGAAACCTGCATCGGCACCCATCTGCATCAGCGACTGACACCGCTCCTGCCAGTCGGGATAGGCCGCCTTGCCGGATGCGTGGAACTGCTCGGCCCGCTCGGCGGCAACACGCTGCGCCAGCTGGGCCGCTACCCTCTCCTCGACGATGCGCGGGATGTCGTCAGGCGTGACGGGCTTGTCGGGCTGCGGCTGGTTCTGGCGGCGATATTGCTCGACCTCCTGCGCCAGGCGCTGCCGCTCCTGCTCGCCCGCCGAGAGCCGGGCAGACAAGGCTGCGATTCGCCTGTCGGTGCGGGACGGCTTTGGCGGGTCAGGTTCGGCCTTGGTCTCATCAGTCTCAGTCGCAGCGCCATCAGCAGCCGGCGCGGGGGCCTCGGTCTGTGCAGCAGGTTCGGCCGGTGCGGCCCCGTCCTGCGGGTCGGTCAGCGTGTCGCTCAATTCAGTCCACCTTGTTCTGGTCCGCGGCCGGCTGGTCCGGCTCGCGTTCCGGCTTAGCAGGTGTCGCGGGGTTCATCGGATGCGCGGGGGTTTCGTGCGGCTCGTCAACGAGGTTCGCGCCGACCTCGGGTGCCGGCAGGTTCTGCTCGTTCCGGGCCGGCGTGGTCTTGTTGATCGGCTCGGTGCCCTTGGGGTCAGTGATGACCATCAGGCAGCCGGCGGCGGCACAATCTCGCCGGTCACGGGATGGATCGTCTCGCCGGGGGCCAGATTCACGGTATCGCCGGTTACGGGATTGGTTGTCGGGCCGGGCGTGGTGGTATCGGGCGGCGGGGAAACCGTCGTGCCCTGGCCCGCGGGCGGCGTCGGGACCGGCGTGGTAAGCGTGGCACTGCCAACCGCGGCGGGCGTGTTGGCGAGGACCGCGTCGGACAGCGCCTTGGTGTTGCTCGTGAGCAGGTCGAGCACGCTCTGCACGGCCGCCGGGTCCTCGGCGTCCACGGCGGCCTGTAGCTCGGTCGAGAGGTTATGGAGGAGAGCGACCACGCTCTGCCCAACGGTGGTCTGCTGCTGGACGGCGAGGGTGATGTCGGCGAGCGTAGCCATGATAGTGACTCCCTGGTTGTAGATTGCGGTAAGCTTAGCGAGCAGCACCGCCTGCTGGCTGCTCGGTCGTGTCGTCCACCAGCCGGTCATTGTCCCGCCTGCTGTCGCGGCGTCGGTCCCGGCTGCACCCCGGCGGCTGTCTCGCTCACCACCGGTAATAGCCCATGTGCGGCCCGACAAAACCGCCGAGCAGCACGACAACGAGCAGCACGACGAGAATCAGGAACAGCGGCGACCCGGCCCCGGCAATCGCGCCGCTGCGCCAGCCCCAGCCGCCTCCGAACAGGATCAGAATCACGACAACGATTAGGATCAGTTCCATTACGCCGCCCCCTGAAGTCCAGCCTCGATCGCAATCAGCCGCTTCTCATGATCGATCAGGGCCGCGGCGAACGTCTCGGCCAGAAACACCTGCGCTTCGGCCACCAGCAGCACCAGATCGGCAGCCATGCCCTCGACCGCGCGGAAGTCGCCGGCCGCCTTGGCACGCGCAAGGATAACTTGCAGATGCTCCACCTTGGTTGCGAACGCGGCGGTGTCGAAGCTCATTGCGCGGCGCCGTTCGCCTGCGGTGAGGCGCCCGT